GAGATGTCAGCCTCGGAGAAGAAGAAAAAGATCGCTGAGAAAAAACGAGTCGGTTCCGGCAAACGAGTATCCGCTGCTAAGCGAAAGAAGAGTAAATAGTCATGACAGTAAGACGCGGTAAAGCAGTTGGCGAAGCAATTGTGCGAGGGTACAAAGATGGTGCTGTGTGCCCGAAGCCCACGACCGATGCCAAGCTCAACACTGAGAACCGAAACTACGCGATTAAAAACTACGGCTACGGGCCTATGAACCCCGCAGAGCCAAACGAAAAGTTTTGGAAAGGGATCGCCGATCTTTGGGGTATTACAGTAGAGCAGGCTAAATCATCACGCTGTGGCAACTGCGCGGCGTTTGTTCAAACCCCAAAAATGATGGCCTGCATACAGAACCACATAGGCTTGGATGAAGACTACCCTGATGAGGGCGCTCGGCACATGAACCAGACCCGTAAAGAGGTAACTAAAGCTAGTGATCTTGGGTACTGCCAGCTGTTTGGGTTTAAATGTGCTGCAGACAGAACATGTCGTGCTTGGCTGCATGGCGGTCCCATTAAATGAGCATTAAAGAAGACGTTCGTCGTTGGTCGCGTGAGGTATTGGAGGTGCCTAACAAGCATCTCAACGGGTTGCCTGCCTGCCCGTACGCAAAACAGGCGTGGAAGAACAACAAAGTGCTGGTGGTTGAGACTGAGTACGTCTACGCCGAAGCTATGATGTGTTGCGCGTCGTTTGATGAGCTAAATAAAGATGTTGTAGTTGTTGCATCTTATGCAATACCTGACAGCGAATCTTTTTACAGCTTCGTAGAAGCGTTGAACCAAACGTTTTCAGAACTGCACTGTATGGAGTTTCATCCAGATTACGGCGCGGAAGACGCAGAGCTTGAGTTTCTTACAGACAACGACTGGGAAAGCGACTTTGAAGAGCCTTACTGTATGATATTTATACAGAATCTTGAAAAAGTCGTAGAAGCTAGTGACCGCCTAGAGCAGTTGGGGTACTACAAATCTTTTCCTGATGACGAGTATCAGACGCTTGTCGTCGACCGCAAAGAAAGACTAGGAGCGAAGAATGATCCAGATTGACGCCGGTAGCCTGCAGGCTGGCGATACTTTTTGGTATCACGATATGAAGTTCGAAGTCACTGCCAACAACGGGTCTCGCTATGTAGAGGCTGCTGGCGTTGAGAGTGGTGTTCGGCTGCACATCGAGCACGATGAAGACGTTGAGGTTGAACGGGACGACGATTAAACTGGCGTCGTTACTCGGAGATGTGTTATGGCCTACCAAGAGCTGAATTTTCGCCCCGGCGTCAATAAAGAAAACACCCCCTATACGCAGGAGGGTGACTGGGTTGACTCGGATAAAATTCGGTTCCGCTCCGGTAAGCCTGAAAAGATTGGCGGCTGGCAGAAATATATAGACGATCAGTTGCTGGGCACGCCTCGTGCCAGTTATGTCTGGCGTATTCTCAACGGCACTATCTACACTGCGTTTGCCACAGAGTTTAAGATTTATATTGAGACTGGCGGGCAAGTCACTGACATCACCCCAGTGCGAGCTACATCCTCACTGACAGATGCTCTCGCGACAACGTCTGGCTCCGCGACAATTGTAGTGTCTGACGTGGCTCATGGTTGCGATGATGGTGCGTTTGTCACTATTTCCGGTGCAGATGCAGTAGGTGGCATACCTGCAGATGAGATTAACGCTGAGCACCAGATCACACTAATCGACGGCGATTCATACTCAATAACAGTTTCAACTACTGCGACATCTACTGTCGCTTCTGGCGGTGGCTCTTTTGACGCGGAGTATCAGCTTAATCCGGGCGTTTCTAACTCTGCCTTCCAGTACGGCTGGGGTGCTGGTGCGTTTGGCGAGAATACGTGGGGCACACCTCGTGCTGAGGGTGTAGAGATTGATATCCGGCTTTGGTCGATCCAGAACTGGGGTGAAGACTTAATTATTAACCCCAAAGGTGGTGGCGTTTATATTTGGGATGCCACAACACCGACGCTGCGTGCTACGCAGATTACGGAGGCACCGCATAAAACCAATTTAGTGCTTGTCACTAAAGACCGACACATGGTGTGTATGGGGTGCAACCTTCCCGGAGCGGCCAACGCGACAACTCCGCTCGATGCCTTGCAGGTTCGCTGGTCTCAGCAGGAAGATTACACAGAGTGGACACCGACTTCGACAAACACCGCAGGCAGTCAACTGCTGACGGCAGGCACTAAAATTGTTGCTGCGACAAATGCCGATAACCAGATTCTGATTTGGACGGACGAGGTCGTTGAGTCGATGCAGTTTATCGGCCCTCCGTTTACTTTTGGATTTGCGCAGGTTGGCACCTCGGCAGGCATTGCCAGCTCTCGGGCGTGGGCGTCGTATAACAACGTCGTCTACTGGATGGGCGAAAACGCATTCTATGTGTTCCAAGGCGGTACGGGTGTTCTCCCCTGCACCGTGCAGCGGTTTGTGTTTGATGGGCTTAACATCCAGCAGAAAGACAAAGTCTTTACTGCGCTTGACCGCGAGAATCACGAGATTATGTGGTTCTACCCCACAGAAGAAATTGAAGCGACTAAGCTCAATGGTGCCATCACTGCGTCAGATACAGAGATATTGGTCGAAAACACAGCAGGGTTTCCGACTAGCGGCTCTATAAAAGTAGAAGACGAAATCATTGACTACGAAGGCAAAACCGACGTTAAGTTCCTCAATTGTGTGCGTGGGCAGCGAGGCACCGTTGCTATTGAGCACAGAGATGAGACTAAAGTCACCGAGCCTGATTTTGTTGGCGCTAATGAGACTTGTCGGTATGTCAGCTACAACGTGATTGACAAGCTTTGGTGGATTGGACGGCTTGAGCGTAGCTCATGGGTGGATCGCGGCTCTCTGGACTACCCGATTGCCACCGACTGCTGTGGGTTTATTTATAATCACGAGTTTGGTCTTGACGCTGACGGTGAGCCGATGGTGGCCACTGCACTGTCCGCTGACTTTGACATAGGCAACGGCGATAAGCTGATGTTTGTGCGGCGTTTTGTGCCAGATTTTTTCGTCGATGGCAGTGTCGATGTCCGGTTACGTAGCCGGTACTACCCGCTCAGTCAGCAGGTGCAGGAGATCGTAGGCACTGTTGAGCCGGATACAAGCCGCATTGATACAAGAATTCGTGGCCGTCAATTAGCACTTCGCATTCGCAGTAAAAATTTGGGCGACTACTGGAAGTATGGTGATGCCCGCATTGACATGCAGGCGGATGGTCGTCGATGAGTAAAATTCTTAACATACGACTGCCTGCCTCGGCGACGACAACCGAGTTTAGCCCCGGTGACTTTAACCAGCTAAAAGAAGCTGTGCAGCAGATCGTGCTGCAGCTCAATACTAGCTACACGCCGATTGCGACAGAAAACACACAAAGTGCGCTGTCGTGGCTATCTAATAGTGCTGGCGCTGGTGGTGGGTTTTCTGGGCATGTGCGTGGCTTTCAAGACAGTGTAGGGATTATGCTGCCTTACGGCATGTTTATGGACGATGCCGATCAGTCTAACCCTAGCACCACGGCAGCTAACACGTTGCGGCTTAATACACCCATTTTTGGCTCGGGCATTCGTGTTGAGGACGATACAAAACTCTACTTTGACTATCCCGGTCAATACGAGATCAATGTTAGTTGCCAAGTAGTCAACAGAAGCAATGCAATTCGTGAGTTTGAGCTGTGGGCGGTTAACACCGGAACTAATTACCCGTTGAGCAATACTCGGTTTGACGTGCCAGCCAGAAAGGCGACAAACGTTTGGGGGCACACAGTTGCGGCGATTAGCGGTATTTTCACCGTTACTGACCCGGTGAATGAGTATTTGGAGATGGCTTGGTGGGCTAATAGCACAGACGTTTATATTGAAAATTATCCGGCTAGAACCTCTCCAGATCGCCCGCAGATTCCTTCAGTAATTCTCACAGCCAAGTTTTTGTCAGTGGAGAGCAACGATGGCTAATAAGTATTTCCGTCTTTACGACACGCCTGCTGCTGCCACTGAAGTCACGCTTTACACGGTGCCTGATGCGAACACAGCCATTTTGACTTCGCTGCGGATTACGAACGCGAATTCTGCAAGCACACTGCTGGATGTGAGGGTTTACCCAGAAGGCGGAGCCACACCTTACTCACTTTTGAGCAATCACTTTTTGCCTGTGAACGCTACGATGGACGTGTTTAGTGGGGTATCCTGTGTTATGCAGGCGGGCGACGCCCTGAAGATTGAATCCAGTCAAGCTGATGTTGACTTTTACCTAAGCTATTTAGAAATCGACCGAAATTGATACAATGCTTACAAACTGATATGGGGTTTGCGCATGAGCGGCATTAAAGATTTAGCAGCAAAGGGACGTAACGGCGACAACACGCTGATGCACGTCTCAACTGAGGAAGTGGCTGGGCTCAATGCGCTGGCTCGCGAAACAATGGGGCGAGACCTAACGACAAACCCCGAGACTGGCCTCCCTGAAGCCTTTTTATTTGCGCCTCTTGCAGCTCCGTTGATTGCAGGCAGTGGTGCTGGTGCGCTTGGTATCGGCCTGACTGCTGGTGCGCTTGGCGCCGCTGAAGCTGAACTTCGCGACATGGACGACCCACTTCGTCGCGGTCTTTTTGCTGGTCTGACAGCAGGTGCCGCCAGTGGGATTGGCAATGCTTTGAGTAGCGCCGCGCCGGAAGCGGCGACTGTTGGCAGTGCTGGTGGGCCTGACCTTAGTCAAGCCGTACAAACACCCGGCGCGAGCGCTGGAAACATGCAGTCTGTGCCTCAGGCGTCATTTCCCGGCACTAATTTTACTCCGCCCCCAACACCCGCAGAAGCAACAAGCTCTCTTGGTTTGAGTCCGTCTGCGCCGAGCGCACTAACTCCGGCTACCGTGCAGTCTACAGCCCCTTCACCCGGCATTGGCCAACAGATTGGGCAGAGGTTTACTGAAAGCCAGTACTCTGAAGCTCCTCAGATGCTTGAAGGTGCTAAGAACATTTTCCGCGATGAGGCTGCACGTGGGCAGTTTATGCAGCAGGCTCGTATTCCAGCTACCGCAGGTTTTGTCGGTTTAGGTGGACAGGCCCAGATGCGTGCACAGGACGAGATGAAAGATCGTCAGGAGGCTGCCGACCGCGAAAGTGCTGCCGAGCTAAAAGAAGCACAGGATCGCATCCGTGCTAACTATGCGGCAATTGGACGCCCCCTGCCTACTGGGTTTGGTGGAAGTCCTCTGTTTGCCAGTGGCGGCATTGTTAATCTGCGTCGTGGCGGTAATGTTGGT